GGAGTTATATAACACTTATTTAAAATATGAAAGACAGATTATAATGGAAAAAACAGTAAATATCACCAACTTTATTGGTGTATACGATAACTACATTACTGCCGAAGAATGTAAAAAAGTTATAAAATTTTACGAAGATCAACATAAATTTAATCAAACAATAAATAGAATTAATTTTGAAGAAGCTCCTATAACTGAAAAACAAGATCAACAATTTTTTGCCACTTCAGGTAATTTAGACATATGGTATCATGAATTAAAATCATTACTTATTAATTTTGACATTGCTTGGAAACATTATGAAAAAAATGTAGGAGCCGTGAAATCTTATGGACAAGATTATTTTCGTTATACACAAATGAAAATTCAAAAAACTTTACCTACAGAGGGTTATCACATATGGCATCTAGAACATCAAAAAGGTTTTGATAATGAACCTCGTGCTTTTGTTTATTCAGTATATTTAAATGATGTTGAAGAAGGTGGTGAAACAGAATTCTTACATTTCTCTAAAAGAGTTAAACCTAAAACAGGTAGAATAGTTATTTGGCCTGCAGGTTTTCCTTATGTTCATAGAGGAAATCCACCACTATCAGGGGAGAAATATATCTTAACTTCTTGGATGATGTTAAGATAGTTAAGTGAAATTAATATACGAAATACCTAATAAACTTTACTATATTCAAAATTTTTTAGATTATCCTACTTATAAAAAACTACACTACGATGTCTTCAGAAGTAATTTAATATCGGTAGAGTCAACAAAAACTTGGAACAAAAATTTAAAATACGGATATAAAAACTCTGTTGAAAGAGGTATTAATTTAGATATTAATTATATACCTTTTCAAAAAATAAAAATATTATTAGAAAATAATCCATTTCATAAAATAAAAATTAATAAATATGAACCATTAATATATTCTATGAAAAATAATTCTGGCATTAATTGGCATAGTGATTATGGACATATTTATGGTGTAACATATTATATTAACAGAAGATGGAATTCAAAGTTTGGTGGTGAATTTTTATTTAAAAATGAAAAAGCTAACGGTTTTATACCTTTAGTAGGTAATTCATTAGTTATTATAAAAGCTCCATTAGAGCATAAAGTAACGCCTGTAATGAAACCTTTAGTTCCAAGAAAAACAATTCAAATGTTTGTAAAAGATTATGAAGAATAAGAAGTTGGTCTTGCACCTAATCTAGCAATTTTATCAGACTCAGTTTCATCTGCAACATTATCGTTATCCCAATCAGATTGTAATTGAACTAAGTGAGCTGAATCCCATCTAGTAGTAAAGTCTGAAAAATCACCTAAGTTAGCATCTTCCCAAGTAGAGTGCGGAGTTTCATCTCGGTATTCTACAGTGTCACTTGGATTAGATGTTCCATATTGAATAGCCCAAATATTATTCCATTTAGCTAATCCCCAAAAATCGTTATCTACAATATCGTATGCAGTTCCAGCTGCATCACCACTTTGTTTAATAATTTTTTTATCTTCGAATACTACTGTCCATTGTGCGTTTGTTGCCATAATTTCTCCTACGTTTTAATAATATAAACCACTGTTAAAAAAGGTTGAACAACTGAAGTTGCATCACCTGAAAATGTTGCACTCATATTGTGTTGGTGACCTGTACCAGAACCCGCACCACCTGTGCTAACAGGGTTATAGTTAAATTGAACATAGTAAGGATCATCAACTGATTGACCTACTGTTTGACCACCGCCAGGGTGACTGTGAGAAGCAAGTTGTGCAGTTGATAAAGTCGCGTTAGCTGTAGAACCACCAACGTTTCCAGTTGAGGCTACAGTATTTGCTCCACCAGTTGAAGCTAAAGCTTGTGTTCCAGATTTACTTACAGCTACTTTTTCTTGTAAATCAGGCACAAGAAAAGTTGATGAACCATCACCAGCTCCGTAAGTTGTACCTACGATTGCAAATAAAGCAGAGTATGTGGATCTTGAAACTGCTTGACCATTACACTCTAAAAAACCAGTTGGTATAGATGATGCAGACCACGGTACAATAGTAGCTGTTGGAATTCCTTCGATACCTGTAAGGTTTGCTCCTGAAAAATCGTATTTTGTTGCTTCGTAATTTGCCATATTATTTCTCCGTGTAAGTCCATCCTGTTGTAGCGTCACCTGAATAAACTAATCCAAATGCTGCACCTTGTGTGTTAACCACTAGATCCGCCGCTGCATTAGCTATATTAGAAGAGTTTCTTCCAACAGTCAATGCGTTAGAGTTAAAATCATAACCTTGATCTACAAAATTTACTTGATCTCCTGTAGCTGGTGATGCTGGTAAAGTTATTGTAACTGCTCCACCATTTGTATTTACTAAAAGTTGAGCACCCGCTTGAACTGTTTCAGCTGCTGAAACTGTTCTCCAGTTTCTTTGCTCATGAAGTTTTACTACATTAGTTCCATCAGAATATAATACGTAATTATTTCCTTCAGCTAAAAGAACACCTGTACCTGACGATGTTTTAAAAGTTAAAGTGTAACCTGCATGGTCACATGCATTTTGTACGTTATAAACTTTTTCAATTGAATCTGGAATGCTAACAGTTCTGTTAGCAGCTAGTGTTCCTGTTAATTTAATAACATCATTTTTACCATTCGATAAAGCACCGTTTGTAAAAGTTAAAGATCTATTAGCGTTAGTTAAATTAAAAGTTGTAAAGCCACCGATAGCTTGTTCTAAAATAAGTAAGTTTGTATTTGTAATTTGACCCCAAGTTCCCGAGTTTTCACCGGTTGCTTGTACTGTAAGTTTTAAGTTAGCAGATGTAGAATTCGCCATTTTTTAATTCCTTATACGTTCATTTTATTAAAAATAAGAGTTTCTGTCAAACTCATTATGCAGCAACCTCCTGCCATCCTGGAGGATCTATAGGTGCTGAACCTGTATTAACTTCGTTCCAGATTAGAGCATTACCACTTCCTTGGTTCATAGTCAAGCTTAAACCAGTTAATTGAATATCAATGTGAATTGCAACACTTACACCAGCTAATTGATTATTTAAAGGAAAACCTGTTACATCAATTTCTTGGCCAGGAACACCTACGGCCGTTCCTAATCCTGCAGTCATTGCAATACCTGTAGGACTTGCACCTGCTCCAGCTTGACCAACAAGTGTACCTAAATTTGCAGTTATTAAATTTCCAGTGATAGAAGCATCAGGGGCTGGATCTACAATTCCAAGAGTTGCTTGAGCTATGTTTAGAGTATTAAGTTCAACTACAAGCTCTCCTTTCATGCTCACAGTTCCTACTGCAGCAGTCATTGCAATACCTGTTACATCAACATTTGCAAATTGACCTTCAACACCCCAACCATTTTCACTCCATTCTTGTCTACCCCAACCTGTTTGATTATATGCTTGAACACTTCCAAGACCCATGGACATTGCAATACCTGTGGCCATTGCATCAGGACCAGCATCGGCTGTTCCTAAAGCTGAAGTCATTCCAAAACCTACTGGAAATACTTTTCCAACAATATCTATAGTTACAGAATTAAGAGCAGTTGTAATGAGTTGATTATTATTTGTAGATGGACCAGTGGATACATCAATTAATGCTACAGCATTTCCTAAAGTAGCTGTAACGGCATCACCTGTTGCAATAAACGTGCCTGCAATACCCCAAGCTTGTTCATTCCAACCAAGTCTACCCCAACCAAGATTAATTTCACCAACAGTTGTTTCGTCACCTAAAGATGCAGTAAGGGCAATACCCGTAACTGTAAAAGTTGGGTCTGCTAAATCGTTCCATTGGTTTTGACCCCAAAAACCGGTTGACCAAGTTCCTGATCCACTCATAGGAGTTTACCCCCTACGATTAACCAGAGATCCTTAGAATCGCTGCTGTTGAAGTTTGAGCTGGAAACTGAATTGTAAAAACTCCAGATGTAGCTGTTTTATCTGCTCCAAAATCTAAAACTGCCACCGCTGCATTTGAGAACGATGTGTTATAGATTAAAGCACCTCTAGCAGTAATAGTAACGTTCGTAAACGATCTGTCTGCGAAGTCTACTCTTGCCACACCAGCTGTAATTGAAGTTGCTAAGTTAACTAACTTTCCACCACCTGAAGTGTATTGTCCAGAATTTGGAACCTCTTGTCCAGTTGTAAAAGAAGTTGTTGCTGAGTTTAGAGTTGCTGAAGAAGTATAAAGAGCTATTTTAAAAATATCACCAGAAGGTGCTGCAGTAAAATCCATATCACCATCTAATAATTGTTTTTTAAAAGAGTTTGCAATTGCTTGTGTTATAGCCATGTTTATTTTCTCCTATTTTCCTATACGAGGAACACCACTTTGAT